TTGCGCAAAGACTTTTTAGCACCATTTGGGCCTACAGTGCGGCTACTGATTTCTGCCATTTTCGTTCCTATCTTAGTTAAAAAACATTGTTGAATTACGCTGTCTATGTATGTATTATAAGGTAAATTCAGTAGTCAGTCAACTGTTTTTTAAGACTTTTAGGAAATTTTTACTCGTTTTCGTCCAATTTTGCCAGCTCTTTTTCACGCTCGGACATGGCCTTTACCAAACCAAATTTGCGAATATCGTCGGAGAACAGGTACAATTCAAAACTCTTGCGCTCTGAAAAAACCGTAATGCTTTGAGTAGTTAGGTAGTAAGGGCAGTCGATATACCTTTCCAAAAACACAATAGTTTGCGGACTCAGTTCAATGGGTTCGGTGAATGGTATTTCGTATTCTTTAAGGTCCAATTCTTTTATCAAAAATTCGTAACCTTCCTCACTCAGTCGAAATGCGGTTTGTTTGTTTACCCTAGTGCTTTGCCACCATTTGCGACTGAACAATTTCATGTTGACGTCGTCTGTACTCTTACCCCATTGCTGTAAGAATATTTTGGTTAGCGCATCTCGTGTGATCATTTTAGAATAGTACCTTGCGTTAACTTGACCACTTGGAATTCTTCAGTACCAAATGTTAGATTAAGTTTTTTAGCAAGGTTAATGGCATGTCCTGGATTTGAAAAACTTGTTTTCTTATATTTAGGACCAGGATAGCTAGTAAGACTGTTGAAAGATTTTAGATTGAATGGCTCGTTCTTATAGAATACAGCCCAAATGGCATCAGCTTCCAGAATCTGTTCAGATTTGTAAGTTCGTTTATTAGTATGCTCTAATAATACTTTTGGCTTTGGTCTTGACATATATGCGTATCCTAAATATATACGCATATATTTATCTTTATTTGTCGCTAAAAGCACCACCGTCCATGCTTACACTAATAACTTCTGTATTGGTGCTGTTTTTAAGTGCATTGTACATGGTTTCGTAGTCTTGGTTTAAACGATCAAGTATTTCAACCAAGGCCATATTCAGCAATCTGGCCTGCTGAATAGGCATCTTTAACTCTTTGCTTTGCGATAACTCGCTGGCACGTAGCAACTGAGCAAATTGTGAAATAGGACTAAGGTTAATTTGATTTTGCATTGGCCAGTACCTGTTTCATTTCGAACTCTGTTTTAAACGGGCCTTTGAATTCGTTACGTTCCAGCGTGATTACCTTGGGACAAAAGCTCTTGACCCACCCTTTGTTAAATTTAATAACATAGTAACCGGCACAATAAAGACTTTTGCTGGCATTGCTCTTGGTAAACAATGGCAGTTTGTTCCTAACATCATACATGCTGTTGTATGGTTTTACGCTAGTTGGGAAACCGTGACAATCGTTAGGTGTTGATTGAGTAACTTTAACTTTGGGATTGGAAATAAAAAATTGTTCTCCAAATTCTTTAGTCAAGTCTTGTTTTCTGTTGAACATAATTTCGCCTGATGTACTACTCAGCACGAATTTGTTATTTTCTTTTTTATGTAGAGTGGCAATTTTATTGCCGTCTTTTTCTACAATCCAAAATTTACCATCCACTATAGGCTTGGCGTGTATCTCTGTCATAATTATCTCCTTGATATTATTCCGCCCCGAAGGCGCTGGAATAATGTATGTATTTATTCCTGTTATACTGCATCTTTTGTTGGATATTTTGCTTGCAAAGGTTCAGCATATGACTGTATGTTGTCTGCAATCTTTTTCATGTCCCATGTGTTACAGAATTTGAGCATACGGATGCCCACTTGTGTAACATCTTTTGGTACAGCATTTGCTTGAATTGTTTCTTTAATTTTTTCTTTAATTTCAGGAGGCTGTGCAGTCAAATCGCACAACTGTACATTTCGTTGATAATCTTCTAGCACACGATGTTCGACGCCATTATGGTCGACCCATCTCTGCAACATGAGATTGTTCCACGCATATCCGCGACTTTTACGATCTTCAAACGCTTCAGTAAGACCCACTTTGTTTTTGCTTCCTTTAGTACGCACACCTGGATATGCCGAAAAGACGTTATCGCTAGTATCGCCACGCATACATTTTTCAAACAACATCCATTCAGGGTCTTGCGCAGGTTTAGGTTCGCCTGTCTTTTTGTCTTTAACAGGTTTGCCTTTGGCATCAAAGATGCCTGTGTGAGTGATATGCAAATCTCCTACACCGTTGTATTGACTGACGGTAGGACTGATCAATTGTGCAAAATCTCCATCTGTGCTGATAATAACATGCTTTGCATCAGGATGACTTTGTATCCAACCTGCAATAAGATCATCTGCTTCTAGATTTGGGTGTTGCATCACAGTACAGTTGGTCTTTTCTGTAATGAAGTTTTTAAATTCGTCAAAGGCTTCCCAAAACAATTTGTCTTCGTCTTGTTCTCGTTGGGTCATGGCCGCACGAGTTTCTGCACGATTTGCTTTGTAGGGTGCATAATGATCCTTACGCCAACTGCGCCCCTCGAGGCAGAACACCACATGGCTGCCGCCAAAGTCTTGCCATGCTTTTTTAATGCTGTTGAAAGTAATGTGAAAAGCCATGCCAAGTTTAATATCAGCACTGCCTTGCACCACGTGTCTAGCACGAAAAAACGTGTTAGCAGTATCAACTATAATATGTGTCATTCGACTGATGCTTTCCCGTTACCAAGTTTGTTTACATTAATATAACCGCCATAGACACGACTTGTGTCTTGTCCAGCTTCGGCTAGCATATTGCCAGCCAAATCTCTAAACCAGCGATCCACGATTTCTTCTTCTGGATCGCCTTCAAAGCCATATCCAGCTTGTTTCAATTGTACTATAAACTCGTCATTCCAGTCAAGCTCAAAGAATCCATTTCTAATGTTGTCTTTGTTTACATGAGTGTCCAATACAGCAACATATGGCTCTCCTCGGGCAGTGGCTCTGGCCTTTGGATCCATTTTGGCTTTTTCTTCTTTTTCTTGAGCTATCACAGTTTCAGCAACTGCTTTGTCTCTGGCTTTTTGAAGCTCTTCTTTTTCGGCCTGCAACGCATCAAGCCCTAGCCATTTTCTAAATAAATTTTTAATCATTTTTCTTTCCTATACAATCGCAATCTCGGCCTTGTCTGCAATTACCAGTACATGCTGAATTGTTATCAGGAGTCATTGCTATGATAACTCCTACTAATACTGCTACTAAAAGTAATGCCACAGACATTGCAAGCATGTTAGGTACCCCATTCGTTTTTAAAGAGTGGCACTTGCAACCTATCGCTATAACGCCAGCCACGTTTCATAGCTGCTATTGCTACGTTTTTATTGTTTAATGCGTACACACTTTCTACACCGCCCACTGGCATCAAGTATACTGGACCTTCGAATCCTGCTGAACGATAAGCTGCAACAGCACACTCTGCATCGGCAATGTCTTGTTCAGTTGCAACAACAAACTTCAAATATGTGTAACCAACTTGTTCGTAGTCGCAAACAACTTCAGGTTTAATTGCTTCATCCCATGCTTCACCGCTACATGGCAATTTGGCACTGACACTAAATGTAAGACCCTGACACCATGTGCGACCATTTTTATAACCCCAATCTTTTAAATATTCTTTAAATTCTGGTGTGAGTGGTTGAGTACCATTTGTCTCAAATGTAATTTCTGCTAAATTTTGCATACTGGGATGATCCAGCAAGTCTGGATAAGCACGTTGCCAGCCCAGCAAAGGTTCACCGCCTGTGATTACAAGGTGTTCACTTTTCCATGCATTGTGCGGAATAATTTCCATAATGCGATCTGCAATAGCATCAGTAGTTAGCATTGGACTTAGATCTTTGAATCTTGGATCCCAACTGGCATAACTATCGCACCCAGTACTAACTAACGGTAAGTCTTCATATTTGTTAAACATATGAACAACTTCTGCAATATCTTCAACTTCTTTGCTTAGTTCTCCACGAGGCATACCAAAGCCTGCACATTTAAAATTACAACCAAATGTGCGTAGAAACACAGACGGGACGCCCATGTAGCGTCCTTCACCTTGGATACTGTAAAACAGTTCTGCTATTTTAATCTTACTCATTTTCATCCTGTTCTAAAAACTGTGATACTTGATGTTCTGCATCTTGAATTGATTCTGCCCATACTTCAAATGTAGCAACACCGTTGCTGGCATGAATATCGAACGGAACAACGCCATTAGGTAGCCAGTTAGTTCCAACTTCACGACGAATCTCAAACTTATTTAGGTCTGTAGTCTTCATGCGATAAATTAATTCGTCAGTTAATTGCTTTGCGGTTGTCATCATGTTCCTTTCTAAACTGTTCTACATCTTCCATGGCACTCTTTAAAGTTTCTGCATAGTTCAATGCGCCTTGTTCTTTTAAACAAACAGTTGACTCTGTATCAATATACCCTTTAGTAAGTAAAGTCCACATATGATACCACCGTGTTTTGCTCCAAAAGTTAGTCTTGGTTGTAGTATAGATAGTAACTGAAATGTCATGATCATCTGCTTCTACCCATACATTATGTTCGTGGCCGCTATCACCACACTCGCAGGTGACCCGATAAACTTTTGAGTCTCCCCAATCGTTATGTTTTAAAATGCCTTCAGCCGGTGTTTGTGCTATTTTCATTTTGAAGCGTATTCCTGTTGCATCTTGATGTTGTCAAAGAACTCTT